ATGGGTGACAAATATAGATGGCAGACGATCCCCGGGAAAGAAGGGGTGCTGTTCCGAGAGCATCCTACGCGTAAAAATGGCCGAGTCCCTGACCGCTGTCTTTCCATCCGTTACAGGGCTGGAGAGGGAAAGCGCATCCATGAGTCTTTGGGCTGGACCAGTGAAGGATGGACGGTCGCCAAGGCCGTCGCCTTGCTGCGGGAGCTGAAGGAGAACATCCGCACAGGAAAGCGCCCGCAGAGCCTGCGTGAGATGAGGGCCATGGCGGAGGAGCAGAAGCAGCGCGAGGCCCAGCTGGCCAGCAGGGCAAAAATCGAAGGGCTGACTTTCCGTGAATTGGCAGAGTATTACGGACGCTGGTGTCTTCAGAATCGAGCCAGCGGCGCTCAGGTATGCCAGATCCTGGAGATGCACATACTGCCTGTCCTTGGAGATGTGCCCGCCAAGGACATCACGCCGCAGGACGTAGCGGAGCTGGGCCGGATCGTGTCCGCCAAAAGACCTCTCTCCGGGCGCAACAAAAATACGCCCGGAGCCTGCCTGTCTGCCCAGACCGTCCTGCACATCCTTAAGACAGTGCGCGAAGTCTTCAATTTTGCCCTGGAGACGCCTGCTCCCGGAGCGCCAGGCACCATGCTGTTCAGCGGCACGAATCCGGCTATCCTGAGCCGCCGCAACCGCGCCATCGTCCTGCCCAAGACAGACAGCCGCCGACTGCGTGTCCTGAGTGACACGGAGATCACAGAGCTGTTGGCCTTTCGTGGGCGGCGCGAGGAATATGGCGAATTGCATGACATGATCCTTTTCTCGCTGGACACGGGCTTGCGGGCCGGAGAGCTGGTCAACCTGCGCTGCGAAAGCTGCGATGCCGACAGCGGGACGATCCGCGTACTGGTAGGGGCCAAAGACAGCCTGCGCTCCACGAAGGGAGGGGAAACGCGCATCCTCAGAGCGGGGCGTCTGTATCCCGAAAGCCTCAACATGCTGCGCGAACGTCTGGGAAGGCTCAAGACAGGTTTTCTTTTTCCCGGGCCGGACGGCAGAGAGCGTGATGCCAATGGCCTCAACAGGGCCATGCGGCGCATCATGGACAAGCTCGGCTTCAATGATGGTGTCACCGATCCGCGCAACCGGGTGGTCTGGCATACCCTGCGACACACGTTCGCCACACGGATGCTGGAGGCCGGACTGGACATTTATGCCCTGAAGACGCTCATGGGCCACGCCAGTGTCACGACCACGGAGATCTATCTCCATATCTGCGACATGGACAAGCGCCGGGCCGCTCTGGCCAAGGCAGAGCTGGCCCGGCAAAAGCTGGTTACAGGGACGGGGGAACAATGAGCTTCACTCCCTTGGCTTCAAGATAAGCGAGGAAGAAGGCCGTCGGGTAGACGACAGCGTCGCCCATCTTCATGCGGAACTTGGGGCCATTCCCCAGATAGTCATCGTTAGAGACGCTCTTGGGGCTGATGGCACCGCCGGTGAAATACCTGACCTCCTTCCTGGCGATCATGGGAGGAAGCTGGCTCAGGAAGCAGCCCAGCACCTTCAGCTGGGGCGGATCGGGGATCTGGGTGACATTACTCATGCTCTCACCTCCACAAAGCGCGTCAGCGCCGCATCGCGGGCGATGCCCCACGGGCGCTTGCGCATGGTAAGCCCGGCGTCGCGGGCGGCCCCCTCCAGATCTTCGGGGCGGCCGTGCCAGTGGAACTGTGCCTGGGCGACAACAGACAAGAATTTGAAGCCGAAGCTGCGATCCGTCTTGTAACGAGGGAGCACGAAGCGCAAAACCTCGCGCAGGGCCGCCTCGGCAGGACGGGTCGCTCCCTGGTCAGGGACAGCGTGCATCTTGGTGTAAAAGGGGCATGTCATGGCCAGACGTTGCCCCACGGGGCAGGCCAGGCAGAGCCCCAGCTCCTGTCGGGAGGGAGTGCTGCAGATGATGCCACAGCACTCCCCGGAGCTGATGACGCGCCCCAGACGGGGGCAGGTCACCAGAGCGCTGTTCATGCCGGATCCTCTCCGGAGACGGGCTCCGCTGGCAGAAGGGCGCGCAGGCGTTCGCACTTGAGCGCGACACTGGCGTCGAGCTCATCGGCCATGAAGGGCTCGGTGCGCAACTGGTCGATCATCACCAGCACGTCGCCGATGGCATCCACCACGTCCTCACGGGAGCCGCAGCGGCCGCGGCGCAGGTGACTGATGGCCACGATGGCCTCGGCCAGTTCTTCCTGCAGGATCTGCAGCTGGGCATCCAGACCAAAGTGACGCACGGCCTGTCTGGCGAGGGATGCATCCATCAACAGGGTAGGCATACGGACCTCCTACTGCCGGGGAAGGATATCGTCGGCGAGAGGGGCTTTTTTGAGATGCGCCACGATCTCGCCCAGGGCCGGCGCGCCGAACTCCGCCACCTCGGACATGCAAAGCGCTCCGGACGCGGAGCGGAAGCTCAGGTGCGATTCTGCAGCATCCCCGAAGGCGATCATCACGCAGATCATCCCGCGGGCGCCTTCCTGCTTGCCCCGATCCATGAACTCCTTGACGCCGCGCAGGATATCGGCGCGTTTCTGGCCGATGAAGGGGGAGATATCGTCGTCCATACTCACCTCGTAAGGTCAAAATATATTTCCGTCCCGCGCTCATCGCAGCCCGGGAAGGCACGCATCAGAGCCGTCACCAGTGTGTCCGTTGTCTGGCAGGCATAGCGCCATGCGCCCGTGCGGGCATAGAGCGGACAGGTGGCTCTGGCATCGTCCATCAGGGTCAGGGCCGCCGCCAGCATGGCGCAGGCCAGAAAAGCCCGGCGCTCAGGCGGCAGCCCTGTTTTTTTGAGGTAGGGGCGCAGGCGGTTCTCCATTTTTTCCAGCGCATACTCGACCTCGCGCCGCCTCTTGGCGCGGGCAGCGTATCCCGTGGCCACAACTGCCAGCCACTTGCAGATCTTTGTGTATTGCTCCGGAGCGGCCTTTTCAAAAATCGGCTTCCAGACGCGAAGGACATGGAACAGGACAGAGATGGCCACCTTGCACTTTTGTGCCTGGCGCAGTTCCGGCAGGTCGGGGATCATATCCGCCACGGCCCGCAGCTTTGCCCGTTCTTCAGGAGACAGAGCACCCATGCTTCCTCCTACGCCACGGCTGCTGCCCGGCGCTGTCCGGCCTGCTGCAGGAATGCCAGCAGGGCACGATGGGTCATGCTCAGGCGCTGGGGCGGCAGGCCGCGCAGGCGCACCAGATAGCTGGCTGTCTTGACAGGGGCCGCGGGCTTTGCATACAGTTCTTGAGACATAGTACTCTCCTTTGCGAGGGTTCAGGCCTCGGGCGGTACCAGCGCCCGGGGCCTTTTTTGTTATTCGGGGGATCGCTGGCGGTCATGGACCTCGCCCGCCAGCGCCACCAGCTGCATGATGGCCTCCACGGCCTCGTGGCTCAGGCGGCGCATGTCCTGCAGCTCTTCCGCCGTGATCTTGCCGTCCGCGATCTGCTCCGCCGCCGCCACGGCGAACTCCCCGAACTCGCGGATGCTGACGCTCAGGCCCGTGACAAGCTGCACCGGCCCGTCATCCGGGAGGCGCAGGGGCACGAAGGCACCGCCGCGCTGCCTGGCCAGGAAGACCAGCGGCAGATCGCTCTCGCAGACGTCCATGAGCGGCAGGAGCAGCTCCGCGCCCAGCTTGTGGCCGGGTTGCTGCGAGAGCTCGCTCATCAGGGTGGCGTAGGGCTTGCCCACCAGGTCCGCCACCGTGCGGGCATCCAGGCCAGAGGGGGCCGCCTTGACCATGCCGTGGACCACGGCCGTCAGCGAAGGATAGGGAGGACGGTTCATGCGAAAATCTCGTTATTGTTTGCGTGGTTCATTCATCGAAAATGCGATATGCGGACACAATGGCGCGGATCAGCGCGTGCGGGGCTTGGGGCCGGTGGGCACATCCTCGGCCCTGGGCAGGAGCTCCAGGGGGATGTCCAGCCGGTAGCGCAGGACACGGTGATGCCGCACGGGCATGCGCTCGTTGCGCAAGCTCTTGCTGACGGAACGGCCAGATATGCCGAGGAATTTTCCAATAGATTCAAAGGTGATGCCGTGCTCCAGCATCCAGACCTTGAGCTTGAGAAAGCGCTGCTCTTGCCTGCCTGTGGGGGTTAAGATAAACTGCTGCATAAAATCCTCTTTTTGTTCGGCGGGGATATTGAATGTGTATGTATGTGGGGAAAATATGTATGATTCATACATATTTGTCAACGCAGATTCAGAGATGAAAATGAACAGAACAAATAATTCTGAATTATACGAGCGTGTTACGGCGGCGGGAAAATTTTTCGGCGGCCTGCCCGCATTCGCGGAGATGATCGGGGTCCAGTACCGCACCTTCCACGCCTATCTGAGCGCCAAGCGCCAGCACAACCTGTGGCCGCTGCTGCCCACCATGCTGGAGGCCTTTCCGCGCCTGTCACGGCAATGGCTGTATTTTGGCGAAGGCCCCATGCTCATCGGGCATGGCACGCCCCTGGACAGGCCGGTGCCCCTGCAGGAGATCGCGGCCGCGGCCGAAGCCATGGCCGCCGAAGCGGGCGGGACCTGGGGCGATGTGCTGACCTACATCGTGGATGCCGCACGGGCGGAAGGGGAGAAGCGGGAGCCGGTGGCCGACAGCCGCCAGATCCAGGACTTGCAGGAAAAGCTGCTGGCGGCGCAGGCAAAGATCATCCAGTTGCAGGATGAGCTGCTGACCAGGCAGAAGGAAGGGCACGCAGGCGCCCCCAAGGCCGCGCCTGCCCGTATTGGCGACAGTGCTGCCCGTTTGTAGGGTGGCGGCAGTAGGAGGGGAGGAAAATGGCGCTTGTCCTTTGTCCGGCGTTCCAAGTAAGGGAGGGAAAATGATGCGGCTCAAGAAAATTTGTGCGTTGGCTGTCTCTTTGTTGTTATTCCCCTGCCTTGGCCATGCCCAGACCGACGGCCAGCAGCTTATGCAAAAGATGGCAGCCGCCGTGGAGCAGTCCGGCAGCAAGCCTTACGCCATGCCGCTGGATGAGGCGGAGACAAAAGCCTTGGTGGAATACATGAAGGCCAAGTACAAAAAAGAGTTCGGCAAAGAGCTGACCGATTTGCAGGCTGCCGTCTGGGGCGGTAGCGCCTGTGGTCTGTACGGAGGCATGAGCATGATCAAAAATGCCTTCAGCGGAAAAGGCAAAGCGGCACAACAGCCCAAGGAAGCCCCCAAGCCCAATGTGTGGCCATCCGGCATCAGCGAATATTCACCGAAACTGCTCATGGACAGTTTTGAGGGCAATCAGTTTGCTGCCGAAAAGGAATTGTCCGCCAAAGAGATTCTTGTCTGGGGCGAGGTGGATAGCCTCGGCCAGCAGCGCTACTCCCCCACAGGGACTTACTCTGACGGCAGGGATCTACCCTGCATGAAGCTCAAGGGACTTTTCCACGCCTATTTTGAGGACACGAACGGTCTGGATCTGGCCAAAGTCAACAAAGGCAATGCGGCACTGCTGCTGTGCAGCAAGATTCATTACGGCAAGTTCTTTGTGCAGGGGATGTGCAAGCCGGTGGCTGTCGGCCAAATGGACAAAGATGGCACATTGCAGCCAATCTTTGTGGACAGGCCGCTTTACGACGATCTTCGCAAAGCCAAATAGTACAAGCCCCCGCAGGGAATCCCTGCGGGGGCCGTTGTTTTCCTATCCCTCCATGCTCAGATCCAGATACCAGATGCGGCCGCCACGGCGGTGGCGGACGAAGCGTTCCTGAAGCAGAGCGCCCAGGCGTTTCTGGCTGGGCAAAGGTTCTTTGCTACGGCTGTTCCACCAGACGCGGAAGCGGTCATAGATGGCCGTGGCCGTAGTTTTCACACCCTTGCTGCTCTGGCAGCATTCCTGCATAAAGTCCCGGATCAGGCCGGCTTCCCTGTCCGCAGGCAGAAGGGGCTGCTCCGGCGTGCTGGCCACCAGCTCGCAGCAGCGGCAGAAGATGCCCTCCACCTCGGCCATGCTGGTGGCGCCCATGAGGCGGGCGCACTGCATGGCGCTGCCAAGGATGCGTTCCCGCAGGGTAGGGCGACATCAGGCATGGCGCACCTCTCCGGCTGTGGGCATGGCCACCAGCTGGCAGCCGCAGCCCAGGGCGTGCAGTACATCCGCATTGCAGCGGGCCAGCCGGTCACGCTGGGCTTCCAGCCGTGCGGCGCATTCGTCCAGCAGCTCGGCGGCGGCTTCTCGTTCCAGCGCATCCTCGCGGGAGACATAATCGGCCACCAGCCGCAGACGGGCAGGCAGGACGCGTAGCAATTCGCCAAGATCGCTGAAATCGTGGAACGTGTTCATAGCAAACCTCTTTGATTGGGGATTTTTGCGCGGAACAAAAAACGGGAGCGAGGCAACGCTCCCCGGCCACTGAGAGGCCGCCGGTCCTTGCGGATACCGGACGTTGCTTCGCTCCCGCGCAAAAAAGGCGAAGCAACGCTCCCCGGCTCAAAGAAGGCCGCCAGTCCTCACGGATACTGGACGTTGCTCCGCCAATAGATAACCGGCACCACAGGCCGAAGACCTGCCGGTGCGGATGGTGGCAGAAACAAAAAAGACCGCACTTTTCGCCGTGTGGGGCACGGCAAAGGCGACGGTGACGCCTTCTTTGATTTGGGGAATTTCAGTGTGCCCGGATGGCCGCCAAAGGTCAAGGGGGCTTGCCAAGGGGGGAGGGAACGGCTAGAAAAAAGAAGGCGGCAGGTGCGCGAACACCCGCCGCCGTGGGCACATCCCCCGCGATTAACTGGATCGCAAGTTTTGGCCCGGTAAGAGTTGCACCTCCTACCGGGCTACTTGCGTCTTAGAGGTTCAACAAGCGAATCACCAAGGCCGCAAGGACGGCGGCCACAAAGGCAGCCAGCACGTCCCGGAGGAAGTGTTTCATGGGAGTACCCTCCTTTAGGAGGATGCGCCCGCCGATGGCCTAGCACAGATGCCTGACAGGCCGCAATCTCCCGCCGGTTGTGGCCCTCAATTATGATGAGACGCCCTGCAGGAAGTTTCCTTCCTGCGGGGCGTTTTCCGTTGTGGGGGAATCTTGTTTCACCCGGAAATAAATGCTACTATAGTCATTAAACTATGTTTTGCCCGGCATATAGCAAAAGGAGCAAACAGGCATGAACGGTTATTCCCTGTTTTTTGTAGTGATATTCTGTGGTTGTGCTGTCTGGAGCCTTGCCGGGCTGATATTTCCCAAGGTGCTCGTGGTGGCGCCTCCTGAGCGGAGAACGCGGGGCTATGCCTTTTTCTTCCCTTTGGCTGCTGCGGTTTTCTTTTTTGGGCTTGCTCTGTTCTGTGACCCTAAGGTTCAGGCCGCCGGTGTCTCTCTTATCTTGTTTGGCGGTATCCCGGCCATGCTGTTATGGCGAAAAATGCACCAGCCGCTCCGCCCTTGCGAGCTGCTGGCGGCAGCAAAAACAGACAGAGAGCCTGCAAGGGCCTCCAACGACACCCCTGTGGAAACGGACTGTCCTTTCTGCGCGGGTAGGCAGGAAAAAGAGGGCTACGGCTCTTTTGAAAATTATGAACGCTACCGGGAAGCTTTGGACAAGGCGCTGGATACGACGTCGTGCGGCAAGGCTGCCCTGGACAGACTGGATGCCTTGGTGGAAGCGGCCCCTCTTGCAGATCATGAGCTGCTGACAGAGGCTATTGAGGAGTGCTTTTTCCAGCAGTGTGAGTCCAAGCATCCCGTGGCTGTGGTGCGCCTGTTCGACAAGATGCACCAGGAGCATCCCTGTATGGCGTTCGCCCTGCGGCATGGGGGGCTTGATGAAATGGTCTCCGCCTTCTGCGAAAGCCTCAGCAATCCCCTGCCGGAAAAGGGACGTGCCAAAAACATCGTGGGGCTTTTGCAATCGGATCACCCGCTGGTCAAGGGTGCCCTGGCATTTTCTGCGGCCGATATCGCCGACTGGCTGGACGGGGAGTGCGAGGAACTCTGGCCAGGCTGGGAGGCCGGTACCCATGATGAAATGCCCCCGGAAGATTTCATCGCGGAAGTGCTGACCTGCCTGAAGGGAGAAAAAGACCCGGCCAGCCTATAATCCTACCAACCATCTGTCATAGGAGAAAAAAATGAGTAAGCGCATTTATATTAGTGCAGATTATGCACCTGACAGTGGAGATCGCGATGTCGTTGAAACGTTAAATAACTGGGGAACTGATAGCTTACATAAGGTTGATTTCGTAGATATGGCAAAAGTTGTTTCTGGTAGCGTTGTTAATAGCATGGATGAATGCTATCCATGTGATTTAAAAGCGGAATTTAATAGGCAAATAAATGCTTCTTCTATTGTTATTTGCATTATTGGTGATAAAACAGCAACAAGAACAGCTGGAAGCACTTGTTCAAGATTTGGAAAAGATTATTTTTTTGGATGTACATGCACGCCATATAAACAATCAAGAAATGGAATTAGGGATTGTAAAGTTGATATAACATATCCTGCAATGGGTGAGATTGGAAATATTAATAATTATTCATATTTGAGACATGAGTTTGAGCAGGCAAAAATAAAAAATAAGACTATTATTGTTGTCTATAATTCACTAATTAGAGAGCCTAAATGGCTTCCGCACTATATGAAAGAATATGAAAGTAGAGCAGAGCCATTTTGGAAAAAAGATGATTATGGAAGAAAAGTTGGTAATTATACTCGAATAAAGGAAGCTCTCGGCTATGTTTAAAAAAATTTTTCGTCATATGTCATGGGCTTTTGGCATAACATCAGCTATATTTGCTTTTGTTT